CTAGAAGGATTGTTTGGCCCGACATATAAAGTGACCGCAACTCGTGACCTACAGGAGAAGGGTACACTTGCGAAGATAGACATCTCTGTCTTGTTACTGCGTTACCATAATGATGTGTGTCATATGCTGAAGGACGCAACCTATCAAGAAGAACTGGACTACATCGTTACCAATGAGAAACGCAATAAGTTAATCACGAACCTTGCATTAGACCAGAAGGGTAATACTCTGGTATTGTTTCAGTTCGTAGAGAAACACGGTAAGATTCTCTTTGATATGATGAGAGATAAAGCAAAGGATGGCCGCAAAATATTCTATGTGTCGGGGGAAGTAGACGCCGCTGACCGTGAACAAATTCGTGGCATCGTGGAGGGTCAAAATGATGCAATTATTGTTGCTAGTTTGGGTACTTTCAGTACTGGTATTAATATTAGGAATCTTCATAACATAGTATTCGCATCACCTAGTAAGAGTCAGGTTAAGGTACTACAGTCCATAGGGCGTGGTCTGAGACAGTCTGATGACGGCTCTGTGACTAAGTTATACGATATTGCGGATGATTTACATATCCGCAGTCATAAAAACTTTACACTGCGTCACAGTGCAGAAAGAATTAAGATATATACTAAAGAACAATTCCCTTATAAGATACATCAATTGGATTTAAAATGACAAAAAACATAGACGTAGACGTTCGACAATTTAAACTTGCTAACGGAGAAGAGATACTGTGTGAGGTTGTCCAGTGGAGTGAACACATGGAGGAGATTGAAATCCTAACACGTAAAGCGATGCGATTAATCATGCAAGAGAATGGTGATGGATTTAAGTATTATGCTTTTCGACCTTGGATGGTTTATCAAGAATCCGATGAGGATTTAATCATCCTCAATTCAAATCATGTTGTAGGTATTGCATTCCCAACCCGTACACTCTTGTTACAATACTACGAAGCTGTAGCCGACATGAGTGATATGCACAGAGTGAGAGAAAGTGAATACGAAGAAGAACATGTCCGACCAACCAAGGGGGACAAGATTGATGACTATCTAAGTCGTATGGATAGTGGTTCAAATGTTATTGATATGTTTTCGGATAAAAAGTTGCACTGATGAACAATTTTGAAACGAAGATTAGAACTCGTGAAACTATGGACGAGTATATCTTCACTAAATATATTGATGACGAGGAAATGAATGAAGGCATCATACGAGGTATCCGTGAGACGGGTGATGAAACAAATCATCTCAGTAATCTAAAACACGATACTACTCTGGGATTCATGCATATGAAGTATCCAGATTCGTTTGGTAAGTTGGTAACGTATATCGAAGACTTCTGTAAGTCTTCTTCTTTACAGAGGAACTACGAAAACCCCCATCACGCACATAGACCAGATATTCCGATGTGGAAGGAAGCATACATAGATAATCAGAGAGTCAATGTAATGTGGGGTGCAAGGGCAGAGAGTGGACAAATTGCGACACCGCACGACCACTGGCCCACGATATGGACTTTTTGTTATTACATCCAACCGCCCGAAGGATGTTCAGGATTATATTTTAGAAATTCGGATTATGAATTACCTGTTGAACATGGACTATTGGTTATATTTAATAGTAACCTTATACACGAAACACTTTCTAGAGAATTTACAGGTGAACGATTTTGTGTGTCAGGAACAGTAGTATCCAACCCTCTCTGACCGCAAAGCTAATTATACAGTCGGTTACAACTTTTGTCAAGCCCTAATTTGAGAAATATTATGAAAATACATACCAAAGGATTTACTTGTTCCGCATTCGATTTGTTCCATGCGGGGCATGTCGCAATGTTAAAGGAAGCAAAACAACAGTGTGATTACCTTATCGTGGGTCTACAGACTGACCCGTCTTTTGACCGACCTGAGAAGAACAAACCATTACAGTCTATATCAGAAAGATATATACAACTGAATGCCTGTAAGTATGTAGATGAGATTATTCCCTACGAGTCAGAAGAGGACTTGCTGAGGCTTATGCAGTTGATTGACTTCGATGTACGTATCATTGGTGAAGAGTATGAAGAAAAAGATTTCACGGGCAAGGATTATGCTCTTGCCAATTTCATCCAAGTATACTATAATAAAAGACATCACAACCTCTCAACCAGTAATTTGAGATATAAAATGGAAAATGAAAATGGCAAAGATTAAACCAAAAGACAAACCACACTATGTGAACAATGCACAGTTTTCACAAGCAGTGGTTGATTATGTTACCGACCTCAATGGTGCGAGAGAAGCAATGGTCAAGTTACCAAAAGTACCCGACTATATTGCAATGTGTTTCTTAAAGATTTGTGAGGGTCTATCCCACAAGTCCAACTTCGTTCGTTACACCTATCGGGAAGAGATGGTGATGGATGCAGTAGAGAACTGTCTAAAAGCAATTGAGAACTATAACCTAGAAGCCGCAACCCGTACAGGTAAACCTAATGCGTTTGCATACTTCACACAGATTTCATGGTTCGCATTCTTACGTAGAATTGAGAAAGAGAAGAAACAACAAGATATCAAGATGCGTTATATGGAACAGTCTGGTATTGAAACCTTCCTTGACCAAGAACTAGGTGACGCACAATCTAGGGCAGTTGCCTCTGCGTTTGTTGACCAACTCCGTATGCGTATTGATGAAATCAAAGACAAAGATACTGAGTGGAAAGCAATCGTTAAGAAAGAACGTAAGAGACGTACTGTCAAGGCAGACTCAGACCTAACTGATTTTATAGTTGACTAATCCTGTGGAGTAATGTATAATGGACAAGTATAAAGAAAGAAAAAGTGAAATGAAACGGCTTCGTAAGAAGGCAATTAAAATGCAAAACAATTCTGCGGGTAAACTACCTATGGCAGATGCAATGAGATTGGTAAGAAAAGATAATGAAAATAGCAATATTAAATGACACCCATGCGGGTTGTCGAAACTCATCTGACATTTTCATGGATTATCAAGAACAGTTCTATCGGGACGTGTTCTTTCCGTATTTGTTAGAACATGATATCAAACAGATTGTACACTTGGGTGATTACTACGATAACCGCAAGACTATCAACTTCAAGGCACTGCAACACAACCGTAAGATATTCCTTGAACCTATGCGTAAACATGGTATCACTATGGATATCATTCCTGGCAACCATGACGTGTACTATAAGAACACCAATGAGTTGAACGCACTGAAGGAACTACAAGGTCACTACATGAATGAAGTGAATCTTATTATGGAACCAACAGTGATGAACTATGGTGGCACCGAAGTTGCAATGGTTCCTTGGATTAATCCAGAGAACGAGAAAGACACACTGGAGTTTCTGAAGAACACTAGTGCGGAGATTGTGGGCGCTCACTTGGAACTACAAGGTTTCGAGATGTCTAAGGGCCAAGTGTGTATGGAAGGTATGAGTAGAAAACACTTCGATAGATTCGATATGGTGTTGACTGGTCATTTCCATGCAAAGTCTAGTATGGATAACATTCACTACTTGGGTAGTCAGATGGAGTTCTTCTGGAACGATTGTGATGACCCCAAACATTTCCATATCCTTGATACCGAAACAAGAGAACTGACTGCGGTTCAGAATCCTATTCGTATCTACGAGAAGATTTATTACGACCACGAGAACATGAACAAGTTCAAAGACCTCAAGTATCTGGACAGTAAGTTCGTCAAGGTTATTGTTACCAACAAGGGTGACCCATATGAATTCGAACGATTCATTGACCGTGTACAGGCACAGAAGATTCACGAACTAAAGATTGCGGAAGACTTCGCAGAGTTTATCGGTTCTAATGTCAACGATGACAACATATCGGTTGACGATACCGAGACACTTGTATACGACTATGTTGACAACGTTATTACAGACCTAGATAAAGGACGTATCAAGAAAGAGATTTCTCACTTGATGAAAGAAGCACAAAGTATGGAGATTGTCTAATGGCAACCAAGAACGATATAACTGGTGACTCCATCCAGACCAAACATGGTGGTAAAGACTACTCTGATGGCTGGGATAGAATTTTTGGTGATAAGGGTGATAAGAATCAGAAACACAAACAACAGGACTTGACCGAACTAAATGGTGACGGTAATCGTGACCGTGGACGTTATGGTGAAGACTTGATTAAGGCAACACCAGAGGATTTGGCAAGAGAAAATCCTTTCCCTTTTTGGGAACACTACTGCACCGTTGAATCTAGTTTGATAGGTGTGGCAAAAGGTGAACCTTGTAATTGGTGTGGACTTGAAGAGTGACTTTACTGTAGCTGAGATTGAATATAACGATGCGAAATCTATAATTGTATCCAATCATTATCTTGGTAAAATATATGATGAACATAATGAGTTTGTTCATGACTACAAATATTATGGATTATTTGAGAGAGGAAATCTAACAGGTGCAATTCAATATACGTCTTATTGCCCAAAGAAATGTAACCGACACTGGTTACGATTCTACTACGGGTGTGAACTCACCGACTATTCCAAATTCTATGAAATATCCAGACTGGCGGTAGACAGTAAGGAGTATAATATCACCTCGTGGTTTGTATCCAGAACCATGAAGATGATTGACGCTGATTACATCTGCACGTCCACTGATAGTAGAATGCACGATGGTACAATCTATTCTGCATGTAATATGAACTATCACGGGACAATGACAGATAGGGCGAAAGGTTATATGGATATACCATTTAACGTTTTCTC